GCAGCTGCTGGATCGGATAAATAAGAATAGTATTGGTATGGATGAATACCTAAATAGAGTGTTCGACTTACACGAAACAACGTCGAATTACCCCCCTTATAACCTGGTTACGGTCAGCAACGTAGAATCAAGACTGGAACTAGCACTAGCAGGATTCAAGAAAAAGCAAGTCAATGTCTACACACAAGACGGAAAACTCTTTGTCGAAGGGCAACGAGAAGATGGAGAAACAGGGAAAGAGTATGTCCACAGAGGAGTGGCTCAAAGATCTTTCACTAGAGCATGGACCCTCAGTGACGAGACGGAAGTTAGATCAGTTAGCTTTGAGGATGGGTTGCTGAGTATTACACTCGGTAGAATTGTTCCACAACATCATCAAAGAAAGGATTGGTTCTGATATCCTAACTGATTTCTGCTGCAACTGATACAAAAATGTATCACAATGATACACTAAAACTATATAATTATGTCGTAAAACAAAACACTGTGGAATTTCTAATAATAGTAGCAATTATTACTCCATTTTCCTCATTAGTTATTAATGCTTTTGTTGACGATTCCACAGATGATTTGGACTTTCTTTGATATGTTAGAAGATTTAAAATCATCTGCCGTAGCATTTGTTTATGCCTGGGCAATTATTCTTGCTCCCATAGCATTAGTCACAACAATTACTAGTTTAGTGTCACCACCAGTACAAGAATCTTCCTAAAAAAGAGTGTATAACCTGCACTAAATAAAATTGAATATCGTCGCCGCAGAGGGGCAACTGGCACAATCCAGTTGACGCCCCTCTTTTTTATTGCTAAAATGTAGATGAGGAAATACTAGACTATGACTATTAAACTTTTGCTTTTGAAGTCGGGTGAAGACATGATTGCCGATATCACTGAGATGGCATATGGTGAAGATAATGATCGACGGGTTGTTGGATATTATCTAAATAAACCTTGTGTTATTAAGATGCGTGATCCCAATACTCTTGATGATATGAGTGAGGGTCGTGGAAGGAAAGCAGGTTTTGAAGTATCTCTGTTCCCATGGATGCCACTATCTGCTGAAGAAAATATTCCAATCCCAGCTGATTGGGTGGTGACCATGGTAGAACCTACTGCCAAATTAACAGAAATGTATGTTGAGGACATCGTAAAATATGGAAAAAACAATCAAAGCAATAGTTCTGACGAACAACAAAGTCCTAGTAAGTCAGATTGATGAAGTTGGTGCTGATGTTGGTGAACCAGATTGTAAACTGACCAATCCTTATATATTGAAGGATGATGGTACAATGGAACCCTGGTTACTCAGTGTCTCTCGTCAAGACATTTTTATGATCAGTTCTGATAAGATCCTAACTCTTACAGAACCAATGCCCACCCTAGTTGAAAAGTACGAAGAGTTAACTAAGTAATGCGTTTCTACACTAATGTTCAGTTGATCGGTAATCAGTTTCTCGTTCGGGGAGTTGAGAATGGTAGAAGGTATGAACACAGAGATGAGTTCTTTCCTACTCTGTTTGTGAAATCTAAAAGAGATTCAAAGTATAGAACATTAAGTGGAGAACCAGTAGAGGAAGTGCATCCTGGCACAGTTCGGGATTGTCGTGAGTTCTACAAGAAGTATGATGAGGTTGATGGATTTGCTATCTATGGCAATGATCGTTACATCTATCAATATATCTCAGAGAAGTATCCTGAGGATGAAATCAAGTTCGATATCAGTCAAATCAAACTGGTAACTCTTGATATTGAGACCACTGCTGAACATGGATTTCCTGATGTAGAGTCTGCATCTGAAGAGATTCTTGCTATTACAATTCAGGATTATACAACTAAGGATATTATTACATGGGGAGTCAAACCTTTCATTAATAAACAGAAGAATGTCACATATCATTATTGTCCTTCGGAGCAAGAACTTCTAAATCACTTCATCAATCACTGGATGCAGGATGTTCCTGATGTGGTGACTGGATGGAATGTTCAACTGTTCGATATTCCATACATCTGCAAACGACTCAATCGTGTGTTAGGTGAGAAGTTGATGAAACGTTTCTCTCCATGGGGTCTTGTAACTGAGAATGAAATATATGTAAAAGGTAGGAAGCAACTTAGTTTTGATGTTGGTGGATTGACCCAACTAGATTACCTTGACTTGTATAAGAAGTTTACTTATAAGGCACAAGAATCTTATCGTCTCGACTACATAGCAGAGGTGGAGTTAGGTCAAAAGAAACTAGATCACTCTGAGTTTGACACTTTTAAAGATTTCTATACCAAAGGGTGGCAGAAGTTTATTGAATATAACATCGTTGACGTAGAACTTGTTGACCGTTTGGAAGACAAGATGAAACTGATTGAACTTGCCTTGACAATGGCCTATGATGCCAAGGTCAACTATAATGATGTGTTCTATCAGGTTCGTATGTGGGATAACATTATCTATAACTATCTGAAGAAACGGGATATTGTTATTCCACCAAAGATTAGGTCTGACAAAAACGAAAAGTACGCGGGTGCTTATGTCAAAGAACCAATTCCGGGAAAGTATGATTGGGTTGTTAGTTTTGATCTTAACTCTTTGTACCCTCATCTCATTATGCAGTACAATATCTCCCCAGAGACACTCCTGGAGGAAAGACATCCAACTGCTACAGTTGATCGAATTCTTAATGAAGAGATAAACTTTGAGTTGTATAAGGATAATGCGGTGTGTGCAAACGGTGCCATGTACCGTAAAGATGTTCGTGGGTTCCTACCAGAACTGATGGATAAGATGTATGGTGATAGGGTAATCTTTAAGAAACGAATGCTTCAGGCAAAGCAGCAATATGAAAAGACTCCTACTAAGGCACTGGAGAAAGAGATCGCCCGTTGTAATAATATCCAGATGGCTAAGAAGATCTCACTCAACTCTGCTTATGGTGCTATCGGTAATCAGTATTTTAGGTACTATAAACTGGCCAATGCGGAGGCGATTACGCTTTCTGGTCAAGTCTCTATCCGTTGGATTGAGCAGAAGATGAATGATTATCTAAATAAACTGTTGTCTACAACTGAAGAGGATTACGTAATTGCATCTGACACAGATTCAATTTATCTTAATCTTGGACCTATTGTTGATAAATTTCTTGGTCACAAGTCTAGTGATAAAACTGCAGTTGTGGAATTACTTGATAAGATCTGCCAAGACAAACTGGAACCGTACATCGATACGTGCTATCAGAACTTGGCGACGTATGTCTCAGCATACGACCAAAAAATGCAAATGAAACGTGAGAATATTGCTGATCGTGGTATCTGGACTGCAAAGAAAAGATATATCTTAAACGTGTGGAATAGTGAAGGTGTTGCTTATGCTGAACCTAAACTCAAAGTCATGGGTATTGAGTCTGTAAAATCATCAACTCCAGCACCTTGTCGTAAGATGCTCAAGGATGCGTTTCAGATTCTCATGACTGGAACTGAGGATGATATGATTGCGTTTATTGATAAGAGTCGTGAGGAGTTTAAGAAACTTCCACCAGAACAGGTGTCATTCCCTCGTTCTGCTTCTGATGTTGTGAAGTATAAAGGTTCTTCTGAAATCTATGTTAAAGGAACTCCTATTCACATTCGTGGAGCACTGTTATTCAATCACTACATCAAAGAGAAAAAACTTACTAATAAGTATTCTCTAATTCAAAATGGTGAAAAGATTAAATTTTGTTATTTGAAGAAACCAAATATCATTCATGAGAATATTATCTCTTTTATCCAGGACTTTCCACGGGAACTTAATCTTGACAAGTACGTTGACTATGACCTACAATTTGAAAAGTCCTTTGTCGAACCACTAAAGGCAATCCTCGATGCTATCGGTTGGAATGTCGAAAAAACTGTAAACCTAGAACTATTTTTCTCCTAATGGACCTCCCTATTAACGATAAAGAACTTGCTACTATTGTCAGTGCATTACGATTGGGTGGTGATGCAGCACTTTATCAGAAACTGAATAAGATCAAAGAGATTCGTGACGCCAATCCTGGTGGTCCATACAAGAAAACTGCCCGTGAAGAATTTGGATTTGTAATTTAATGGATTTTTTAAAAGAAATTGTAAAAGAGATTGGAGATGACTTCACAAAAGTCGCAAGAGACATTGACGAAACTGAAAACTTTGTTGACACAGGTTCTTACATTTTTAACGGACTTGTGTCAGGGAGTATATTTGGTGGTGTATCTGGGAATAAGATTACTGCCATTGCTGGTGAGTCTAGCACTGGAAAAACTTTTTTCTCTCTTGCTGTCGTCAAGAACTTCCTTGATGCTAACCCTGACGGTTATTGTTTATATTTTGACACTGAAGCCGCTGTTAACAAATCTCTTATCGCAAGTCGTGGGATCGACCTAGATCGTCTGGTTGTTATCAATGTCGTTACAATTGAAGAGTTTAGGACCAAAGCACTGAAGGCAGTTGATATATACCTTAAGAAACCAGAAGACGAACGCAAACCCTGTATGTTTGTGTTAGACTCCTTGGGTATGCTGTCTACAGAGAAGGAGATCACTGACGCACTGAACGACAAACAAGTTCGTGACATGACCAAATCTCAACTGGTCAAAGGTGCATTCAGAATGCTAACTTTGAAACTAGGACAAGCAAACATTCCACTAATCGTCACCAACCACACCTACGATGTCATTGGATCCTACGTTCCCACCAAAGAAATGGGCGGAGGCAGCGGTCTCAAATATGCTGCGTCTACGATCATTTATCTCAGCAAAAAGAAAGAAAAGGATGGAACAGAAGTCATTGGAAATCTTATTAAAGCTAAGACAGCAAAGTCGCGTCTGAGCAAGGAGAACAAAGATGTTACGATACGTCTTTATTACGATGACCGTGGTCTCGATAGATATTTTGGTCTTCTTGAGTTGGGTGAATTGGGAGGTCTGTGGAAAAATGTGGCAGGTCGTTATGAGATAGACGGCAAAAAAGTCTATGCCAAAGCAATCTACAAAGACCCAGAAGCATACTTCACTCCTGAAGTAATGGAGAAACTGGATGAAATTGCAAAGGAGGAGTTTAGTTATGGATCCTGAAAAGTATGAACACATCAACGATGATCCCCACGATGGATGGTGGTTGCGGCCAGAACATCAAGATTCTGAAGACGAAGATCAACGTCAAGAAAGTAATTGAACAACTAAAGAAATATCCACAGGATTGGGATCACCAGAAATCTCTGGAAGGATCTCAATCCTTAGTTGATAGAGGATTTGATGACTTGCCAGTCAGTGCTCTTCAGCTTATAATAGGTGGTGTCAAACACAAAGATGACTTTGTGGGAGACTCTGAGATCAACATCAAAACCCCTGCCTACGCACATCACAGTGAGATCCGAAAGATCATACGCAAGCAATTTAAGAATGCAGACATTCACCGATGCGGTTTTCTTTCACTTCCTATAGATGAGATTGTAGGAGCACATATTGACGAGGGTACATATTATCTGAGTAGAAACAGGTATCACCTTTCCATACTTGGAAGGTATCAATATTTCTGCGGCAAAGAAACTGTCATCGTTGAACCAGGAACTCTTTTATGGTTCAATAATAAACTACCACACGGAACCGTTAATATCGGTGACGAGACACGTATCACATTTGTATTTGATATCCCTCATGGACAAAGTTGAGATTCTAATTCTAAGAAATTTGCTATACAATGAGGAGTATCTTCGTAAGGTTGTTCCTTTTATTAAAGCAGATTATTATGAGGATTCAAACCAGAGGATTGTGTATGAAGAGATTGAGAAGTTTGTTCATGAATACAATCAACCAGCAACTAAAGAAGTTCTCTGTATTGAAGTAGAGAAACGACAAGATATTAATGACACTACCTTTCAAGAAATCACTAAGTTGATTAGTTATCTTGAGGAAGTTCCTACTGACTTCGATTGGTTATGTGATACCACGGAGAAGTGGTGTAGAGATCGTGCTATCTATTTGGCACTCATGGAATCCATTGCTCTTGCAGATGGAGATAGTAAAGAAAAAGATAGGGGTGCTATCCCTAGCATTTTATCAAATGCTCTAGCAGTTTCATTTGACACACATATCGGTCACGACTACCTGATTGATTATGAAGAAAGATACGAAGCATATCACAAAAAAGAAGATCTCATCCCGTTCGACCTTGAGTATTTCAACAAAATTACGAAAGGTGGTCTTCCGAATAAAACGCTTAACATTGCTCTCGCTGGCACTGGTGTCGGCAAGAGTTTGTTTATGTGCCATGTTGCGTCTTCCGCACTCTTGGGAGGGAAGAACGTATTATACATCACGCTTGAAATGGCTGAAGAGAAAATTGCAGAGCGAATTGATGCTAACCTACTCAATGTACCTATTCAAGAGATAACAGAACTTCCTAAATTGATGTTTGAGGATAAGGTGACAAAACTTGCAAACAGAACTCAAGGGTCGCTAATTATTAAAGAGTATCCAACGGCATCTGCACATGCAGGACACTTTAGGTCACTTCTTAATGAACTTGCACTTAAGAAGTCATTTAGACCTGATATTATTTTCGTTGATTACCTTAATATATGTGCTTCCGAAAGGTATCGCGCAGGCAGTAATGTCAATTCATATACAGTTGTCAAAGCAATTGCTGAAGAACTTCGAGGACTCGCTTGCGAAGCAAACGTTCCAATCGTCTCTGCTACTCAAACCACTCGTTCTGGTTATGGGAGCTCTGATGTTGAGCTTACTGATACTTCTGAGTCCTTTGGTCTCCCTGCTACTGCTGATCTTATGTTTGCCCTTATTTCAACTGAAGACCTTGAGGGGCTTGGACAAATTATGGTGAAGCAGTTGAAGAATCGATATAATGATCCAACCATTTCTAAGAGGTTTGTGGTTGGTATCGACCGTGCTAAGATGCGTCTGTATGATTGTGAGCAATCAGCACAAGATGATATTATTGACAGTGGTAAGGAAGAGGAGTATAATTACGAGGAAGCAAAACCAAAGAAATCATTTGAGGGATTTAAGTTTTGAACGGATACTACTCTGTCTTCGATCCAGACGGTAAAAAGATTGCTGACTGCGGTATCGAAAGAGATGCAGTCAATCTCATGAGTACGAGAAACAAATACTGGGATGGACACTATTTTACGTTCAATCCTTTGCCTGGAGACATCATTGATGTTTCTAATGGTAAGCAACTACCAACTAAAGACATCGTAGTCAATATGGACGGTGGTGTTGGTGGTAGCTGGAAAGAAGTAGAGTATATTGAAGTTGGTGGTGTGAAACTACCAACTCAACAAAACCTCCCCCAATCTAATTCTAAACCTATTGATTTAAAATGACTGTAGACACCGAAAAGTACGTTGAATTTGTAAAAGGAGTTACTAGTGAACCTAGTCTTGACTATGGTGCCATGGGATCTCGTCTTGCAGAACTTGAAGTAACTGGAACTAATACATCTCAGTTGCTTACTGCTGCTCTTGGTCTTACCGCAGAGTCTGGTGAGTTTACTGAAGTTGTGAAAAAAATTCTCTTCCAGGGTAAACCATATAACGAAGATAATGTTTTTCATATGAAACGTGAATTGGGTGATATCTGCTGGTATCTGGCACAGGCATGTATGGCACTTGACACAACCTTTGATGAGGTGCTAGAAATGAATGTGGACAAACTCAAGGCACGTTATCCTGGTGGTGAGTTTGATGTTCATAAATCTGAAAATCGTAAGGAGGGAGATTTGTGATCAATCTTGAGATGAGTATGAATAATGCAGTTCTTCTGCGTCATACTCTTTTTATGTACACATTTCATCACCCTGAGTTCTTCTCTGATAGTGCCATTCTAAAAATCAGAGAAATATCTAACCAGTTAGATAAAGAAATTGAAAGAGAGTTTGACATTAAACAAAAGGAGGAGGACCTGTGAGTTGCAACATTGACATTGATTTAAAACTGAATATCCATGATGCTGCACTTGTTCGGGCATATTTGTTTCTACATACCAAACAAGATAGTTACGAATTTCCTTCACAGAGAACTTTAATTATCCGTGACTTCATTCGACAACTGGATGAACAGATCGAAGCAAATCTTCCTGAAGATCACGATCATTGACCCTTCGGGGTTGTCGGGGTTATAGCTCAATTGGTAGAGCACCTGCTTTGCAAGCAGGGGGTTTGGGGTTCGAGTCCCCATAACTCCA